TGCTGGCAAGACACCAGAACGTATGCGTAAGGTTGGTAGCAAAGGCGCACCGACTGCTGCTGCATTTGTTGCCGCTGCAAAGACAGCCAAGAAGCCAAAGGCAAAAAAGAAATGACTGACTTCCCAACCATAGTTTATCGCACACCTGGCCCACACAAGAAGCCTCGTGGCGCAACGTATGCCTACCGGAGTGCTGCGGATCAGGAGGCATTTGACGCATTGATCGCTAAAGGCTGGTCTGCGTCTTATGAAGAAGCCGTAGCTGAAAAGCGTGCAGATGCAATCATCGCAAAGGCTGAAGCATTCGAAGATGCTATTGATGACTTATCCGACCCAACCCGCGATGAACTAGAGGCGAAGGCAAAAGAACTAAATGTCTCGTTTAATGCTCGCACTTCTGATAAGAAGCTTGCTGAACGCATTGCGGAAAAACTGGAGGATTGATCGTGGGATATACCAAGAGACAGTTCGTAACCGGAGCCTTTGAAGAAATAGGCCTCGCAGATTACGTGTTCGACCTTCAGCCTGAACAGCTTGAAGGCGCTCTACGTCGCTTGGATGCCATGATGATGGAATGGAACGCACAGGGCATTCGCCTTGGTTATCCAATCTCCAACAGCCCACAGCAAGCCGATCTGGACACAGACACCAACACGCCTGATAGCGCATGGGAAGCGGTAATAACAAACCTCGCTGTTCGCATTGCGCCTGGATATGGTAAGGCTGTTTCGCCTGAGACCAAGATCACAGCAAAGAACGCTTATAACGTGCTAATGCAGCGTGCAGCGTTCCCGCTCGAAAAACAACTTCCAGAAACAATGCCTATTGGTCAGGGCAACAAGCCTTGGCGCTGGGATAATCCTTATGTCTATCCGCCTATCGACCCTGTTGACGCTGGGCCGGATGGCCCCATTGAGTGGAGTTAATCAATGCCTACTATCAATTTCCTTCCGCTGATTACGCAAATATCAGGCGGTGACAATGTTGTTTTATGGGTTCCCAATCAAGGGGACAGCCGCCGTGCATCTGTTACAACGCTTATCGATTACATTCAGGTAAACCTTGGCGCTGTTACTTGTACATCAGTTCAGACAACGCCTGTTCGCTTTGACCAGTTGCCTAACGCTGTTGGCAATGCTGGCGCTCGTGCATTCATCACTAACTGCAACACGACAACGTTCAACGCTGCCGCTGCTGGTGGTGGTTCAAACCAAGTCCCAGTGTTCAGCAATGGCACTGCTTGGTTCGTCGGCTAATTCTAATTTCATTAAAGGGGTTCTGAAATGATTATTCAACCAGGTCTTACTCAGACTATTACAGACGTTCTTGTTCCTGCTGGTGAATATATCAGCATTGGCAATGTCGGCAACGATGCCACAACCGTTTCGCTTGAGCCACTCGGCCCATTGAGCTACGAATCTTACACTGAAATTGCTTCGCTTTCTAACAGCGCACAGATGTTTGGCCCATATCCAGTTGATCGCACTGTGCGTATCACCAGTGGCATTGAGTCAACAGCGCAATATGACGTAGGCGCTCAACCAACGCTGCGTGACTTCCCGCCTTTGACAATCGGTAGCCTTGAGCCTGTTAGCCTTGTTCAACCCGCATCAACTTTTGTTACTCTGACCTACGGCAATGACTCTGGTGATGTGAAGCTTGTTAGTGCTGGCGTTCATGGCCTTACAAACGCAGTATCGCAAGGCGCTGACCTATATATCACTTGGACTGGTGGTGCTGCGACCACTGGTTTCTATGAAGTTCTCGATGCAGATACGGATACAAAAGAAGTAACGATTGACCTTCCATACGTTTCGTCAACCGTTACCATCACGATTGCAGCCCCTGGCGTTGTCACTTGGACAGGTCATGGCCTATCGGCTGGTGATCCAATCCGCTTTACGACTTCTGGTGCGCTACCGACTGGCTTGGCAATCAACACGACCTATTATGTCAAGCAGGTTTTGTCAGCTAACACATTCACAGTATCATCGTCAGTTGGTGGCGCTGCGATAACTACCAGTGGTTCGCAGTCAGGCACGCAGACCGCATTGCTTTGGTATGGTGTTGCAGTTGTTGCTGTAGCCAACACCGAAATTACGCTGGCATCTGTCACAGTCCCAGGCTGGTCGATGGGCGTTGGTGGCGGTATGGAAATTGACGCTTTGTTTACTGTGACCAATAACGCTACGGTTAAAACCTTGGGCATGACATACGGCGGCGGTGTTCTCTTGGCTGCTGCTGCGGCTAACAACGCCAGCGCGTGTGTTCAGAAGCTAATGTGCAACCGTGGCAGCTCGCAAGTTGTCAGCAACTCAGCGACTGCTGTAGGTCATGGCTTATCGACTGGTGCAAACGTGTTCCTGAACGTCGATGCTACAGTAGACCAGACATTTGCGATCACTGTAAAACCAGCGACTGCGAATAACCTCATGCGGCTTGAAGCATTCAAGCTTCATGTAACTTTCTAATAAGGAAATTGATATGAAAATGAGTGGCGGAAAGATGAGCTACGGTTCAAAGGGCATGGCGATGGCAAAGAAGGCCGCTGGCAAAGCTGCCAAGCCAATGATGATGACCAAAGCCAAGAAGAAAAAGAAGTAAGCTTTCGGATGAAAAAGGATTCGCGCCTTACTCGTGTTGGTGTCGCTGGTTATAACAAACCCAAGCGCACACCATCGCATCCGAAGAAGTCGCACGTTGTTGTCGCCAAAGAAGGTGATAAGATCAAGACAATCCGCTTCGGACAGCAGGGCGCGAATACTGCTGGCAAACCAAAGGCTGGTGAATCTGAGGCAATGAAAAAGAAGCGTGCATCTTTTAAGGCTCGGCACGCAAAGAACATTGCTAAGGGTAAAATGAGTGCGGCTTGGTGGGCTGACAAATTTAAATGGTGATTTATTAAGGGGTTATGTAATGGCGAATATTGAAACTTTTGCTCCAGCGTATGGCAACGCTCTTGTCGTAACGCCTGGTAACACATCTGCGAACAGTGTCATTCCTGTTGAAACAACTTCACTCTGCATCACTAGCCGTAATTCGGTTGAGTGCTTTGTGCGCGTTGGCACAGGTGCAGGTCTTGCTGCGACAACTGCTGACTATCTGGTTCCACCAAACGGACAGGTAAGCATCAGCAAGTTCCGTGACTATGACCGGATCGCATACATCGCTCCTGCGGGCGGTGGTTCGCTCCACATCATTCCTGGTGAAGGCTTCTAATGTTTCTGCTAACGCGCCTTCGGAATCGCTTGCGTTATTTCAACGCAGACGGTGGCCCCGTTCTCGGTGCGCTTCTTCTAGAGAATGGTGACTTCCTGACTCTTGAAGATGGCGGATTCATCTTACTGGAATAAACATATCCATGACACAGATTCCAATACTGAGCGGCATATACACAGACAACGGGCCGGACTTTCGCACGTCCTATCCGGTGAACTTTGTGCCTGTGCCAAAGGCTAACGGAATCAGTAATGGATATTTGCGACCCGCTGAAGGCATTGTCGGCAATGGCACTGGCCCTGGCATTGATCGCGGTGGCATAAACTACAACGGTGTTTGCTACCGCGTCATGGGTTCTAAGTTCGTATCGGTTGCCAGCAATGGCGCTGTGACGATCTTGGGTGATGTCGGCAATGATGGGCAATATGTAACCCTAGACTACAGCTTTGACTATATCGGCATTGCGTCGAACAACAATCTATTCCTGTGGGATATAAACACGGGTGTTCTCGCTCAGAACACCGACCCTGATCTTGGCGTCGTTCTTGATACAGTTTGGGTTGATGGTTACTGGATGACCACCGACGGCGAGTTCCTTATCGTCACAGACCTAAGCAATCCGTTCGCAGTGAACCCCTTGAAATATGGTTCGTCAGAAGTTGACCCTGATCCAGTGGTTGCCCTGCTGAAGCTACGCAATGAAGTCTATGCGCTCAACCGTCACACCATCGAAGTGTTCGACAACAGAGGCGGAGACCTATTCCCATTCCAGCGCATTGAAGGCGCACAGATTGAAAAGGGCGTTGTTGGTACGCACGCTTGCTGCGTATTCCTTGAGAACATCGCATTCCTTGGCAGTGGCTTTAACGAAGCCCCAGGGATATATCTTGGCGCTAACGCAACTGCTAATAAGGTCAGCACGCAAGAGATTGACGAACTGCTGGCTACATTCACCGAAGCGCAGTTGGCTGGGGTAAAGCTAGAGGCGCGGAACGATAGAGCGCACCAG